CCCTCCTCCATGACATTCACAACAATATCATTGAGTGCTGACGCATTTGAACCGAATGTTGGCTCATCGCTGAGTTTTGACTTGACATCTACCACACGCACATAATTGTGATAGTAATGTTGCGAATCACTACCACTGTACATGACAATCAAATCATGGTTTATTGGACCAAGCACCTCCTTTGCATCAAAATACGACTCCAACGTCTTCTGATGCTCAATTGAGATGCCAAACTTAGCTTCGACCAAAATTCTTGTTCGATCTGGGACCGCCCTTATGGCCCCACGAAAACTTAGAGCGTTCCTGAGCTCTTCTCTCTCCCACACACCACATTGCCCGGGTTTGGCACGTACATTCTTGGTCATCCGCAGAGCATAGCAAGCAAGTGCTGTGATTATGGGTGATCCATTGTACTGGTAGATTAATGAGAGTGCCTTGCACTTCAATAGTTCCCTCAACCTTTTACTGTTTGAACGAGCGTATTGGCGCGTCGTCCATCCAAAAGTTTCGAGAACCTTAATTGGGTCTGTGACATTGATCATATCTTCTGTATCAAATATGAGTCCACAAAATGACGCTGTTGAGACGTCATCGTGCTCGTCGATTTTGATCACCAGGCCCAATTGGGTGAATTCTTCAGCCGTTGGAAACCTCCCGCACATGGCGAAGAGGCCATCGTCACCTTCAACTACACCAGTGACGGAATGTGAACCTATTTTCTTAGCTAAAAACAACATGAACATTAAGTTTGAAAAAGAGTTCCCCAAACTTGTGTTCATTTCACCAGACATTCGTGTTGCCTCAACGAACGTCTTGAAGTACTTATTGTGAAGCGTATTGGTGCCGGCGATGACTTCTCGTATGAGAACCAACCAGTCATCGCCGCCCGGTAAATGACGCGTCATGTATTCGTAAAGGACGAATTCACATGCCATCATCAACTTCTTCACAAAACAGGCTTCGAAAGACGAGTAATCCGTCGCAAGGAATTTCAGTCCGTGCCCGAGTCTTTTACGTATGTACGCTGGTCTCTCGGACACGGGAATTTTCTTAATGAACCAATCGAGTGAAAAGAGTTCTTTCTCGATTAATTTGAAGATTGGTCCTGTCGCAACCTTAAATTCATCCACACGGCTGTTTATACCACGTGGATACTTATATTCCGGATAATTTTCATCTTTCAGGAACATCTTGACGCACCGATTGCGGTCAAGACTCATGTCAGGATTTGCCTTCCACTTACGTAATAGCTCATCCTTCCGTGCTTGTGTGTAAGCAGTGTTATTAATCCATGTTTCGACAGAAGTGTCACTGTCTGGTTTTAAAGGCACAAGGTTCTCGATTAACCATTGTTTAACAAAAGCCTCCAATTCCTCATAGATTCCTTCCACTGCTTTAGGTGGAGCGAAACAAAACCTTTTCGCGGAGCCGGCTTTCATACCAGCGGGATCATTTGTGTCGGGGACTGGGCGAGCCGCATTTTCTAGATGCGGACCCAGCGAAGCGCGCATTATTGGACGTCGTGGTAAATCAATTTCCACGAATGGAGTAAACCTTGTCCCTGGCTTCACAGGGGCAATATCCGTTAATGGCACTTCGCCGACACGATACCCGTAAGATACTACTTTGGAGCCGGCTCCCTCCAAAAAGGGAGATTCT